ATAAATATAGATTGACCTTGTATATTATGTAGGCAAGTTATGGGCGAGAGTATCAAAAGCAAGTATACTCCTGTGTACCCACACAAGTATAAAGGCAACTCGAAGATGATAATATGTCGTAGTAGTTGGGAGAGAAAGTTTTGTCAATGGTGTGATATGAACAATAGTATTATATCATGGGCATCAGAAGAATTCAGTATACCATATGTTTCACCAAAAGATAATCGTGTCCACAAATATTATCCAGACTACTTAATCAAAGTGAAAGAGAAGAATGACATGGTAAAAACTTATATAGTTGAGGTCAAACCCTACAAACAAACAAGACCTCCTAAACCAAGAAGTCGGAAAACTAAATCATACCTAACTGAGTGTGTTACCTATGCAGTCAATCAGGCCAAATGGAAAGCAGCAAAAGAATTTTGTGAAGATCATCGTATTGAATTTAAGGTAGTGACAGAGAAGGAACTTGGAATCAGATGAGCAGACTTGAAGGAAATAACATAAACAATCCAACAAATGATCAAGAGGATATGATGTTAGAGATTATGTCTCTTTTAAATGATACCGTGACACCAATCCCAGATGTAGGAAACTTTTACACTTTCGTATATAATCCAAAGACTCCTAACATCACATATGATCAGCACCCATTGATAGCTTGCACTGATATATTCAGTTGGGGTTTTCGTGGTCTAAATTTTCATTGGCAAAAGTATCGTAACTATACATGGAGTGAACTTGCAGGACAATTATACATAGTACAACCTGATGAACTTGATGATCTTCTTGCAATTCCTTATGCTAAGTTCCTAAATAACTAAAAAGGTCGATAATGACGATAAGTAATCAAACAAATCCAGTAGGATCGGAATATATAAGTAAAAAAAGTCAGATCATTGTGCCAAAGGAAGGCATTACTGGTCTTGAGAGTAAAACAAAGGAAAGGATATACACATCATTAAGACTTACAAAGACAACAAACAATCCTCCAACATACACAAAAGAGATAGTTCAGCATACGGATGCCAAAAGTGATAGTTACACTGTTATAGCAAAAGAAAAAACAAAGGAAGAAACAGATAGGTTTGGTAGAAAAATTGTAAAACCAACAGGGGAGTTTGATTTTGATGTTGAGAAAACTGATTACAAAGGGACAGATAAAGAGGCATTTAGAAAATTAGTAACAGATCAGACAAAAACACAAACTAAAAGTGCAGAGAAACAAATAAAGAAAAAAGTAAACGCTGACACAAAAAATATAAATGGTAATGAAGCATCAGATAATTCAGTTGACTCTGTAAATTCACCTCTCGATGATCCAAACAGAAGTGGAATAGCTAGACAAAACTATGGGGTAATGCAATACCCGGCTTTCGTTGAAGCGACTGGACAAGATCATCTTAAAATTACTATCTTAGAATTTTCATCAAGATTTCGTGGTGGGAAACTGCCTAAAGGAAAATTAAAATCACAATTAAGATCAAAAAATCAAATACCACCACCACCAAAAAAGAAAAGCGGAGCAGCGGGAAGATTTTATCAAAGAGATTTAAGAGCGTATTATAAAAAATATCCCAATGCTGATGATAGAGTCAGTGTAGGTTCTGGAGATGAATCAAGATTAAGTTTAGACTATAGAAATCGGATTGAGGCCAATAAAAGAACAGTTGGTCACATTAGTTTACCGATACCAGATGGTGTAACAGATCAAAATAAAGTTAATTTTAGTAGTGGCACATTAAATCCAGTTCAAGTTGCAGGTGCTGAGGCTGCTTTAAAACTAATGCTTAAAGGGAGACAGGAGGCTGGAGCCACAGCAGCGAGTGCTTTTGAACAAGCAGTGAAAGACGAAAATACAAGAGCAGCGATCTCTAGTATAATAACAGGGAGTGTTTTCAATATCAACGCCAATGAGTTACTCGCAAGAACACAGGGAAATGTTATCAATAACAATTTAGAATTATTATTTTCAGGGCCAACTTTGAGACCATTTAACTTTAGTTTCAATCTAAGCGCAAGAAGTGGTGACGAATCTCGCAATATTAAAAAAATAATAAGAGCATTCAAACAATCAAGTGCAGCACAAAGAACACCGGGTGGTCTTTTCCTTGCAGCACCAAACACTTTTAAATTAGAATTCATAAATGGTAAGACTAAAAAAACTCACCAATTTCTACCAAGAATGAAAGAGTGTGCTCTTTTAGGTGTAACTGTGAATTATATGCCAGAAAATACTTACATGACATATGATGATACATCAATGGTATCATACAAGATGGACTTATCTTTTAAAGAATTAGAGCCAATCTTCAATGATGATTATGATCTAGAGGATCAAAGAGATTCTGGTTTCAGAAGAGGTTCAATCGCTGCCTCCGATTTCTTCCAACAAAGTAGCGACGTAGATTCAATAGGTTTCTAACATGGCAAATCCTTACTTTAACAATTTACCAGAATTTGAATATATCAACCGCACCAAAGAAGGGCGAAGTGAGGGTGATTACACTACTGTCAAAAATTTTTTCAAGAGAGGAAAACTCAGAGAAGATATATTTCAAGATCTCACATTTTTTACAAAATTTATTGTTGAGGGTGATGACAGACCAGATAATGTTGCAACAAAAGTTTATGATGATCCAACTCTAGATTGGGTTGTGTTAATGGCGAACAATATTGTCAATGTTCAAAGTGAATGGCCCATGTCACAAGCAGATTTTTTTACATATGTAACTGAAAAGTATGATAGTGAAGAGACTTTATACTCAGGCATACATCATTATGAATCAAGGGAAGTAAAGACAACAGACGGATCTATAATTATTCCAAGAGGAGAAAAAGTTGGTGTTGGACAAAGTGTATCTTATTACGATGATGCTCTAGGACAACATGTGAGAGCAACAGATATAGCTATTCCAATAACAAATTTTGACTATGAAGAGAAACTAAACAATGATAAGAGAAATATATTTATTTTAAAAATATCATATCTTAATATTGTATTTGATGATCTAGAGGAAATCATGGCATATAAAAAAGGTTCCACTCAGTATGTAAGTGAAACCTTAGTACAAGGAGATAATATCAGACTATTTGATTAACTATCTGCTAACTTTTGAAAGTAGGATAGTGCATCATCTTCATCAGAATCAACAGTGGTGGTTGCTGCAGGAGTTGCTACTGCTTGAGTAACTACTTTTTCTGCAACATCAAGACCTTCACTTTCACTCTCTAACTCTTCATCAGGAATGTAACGATTGACTGGCTTTTTGCCAAGGACATACTTCAAACGCTTCTCAAGATCATCGTATGACTTGAACTGGTCTGGAGCAGTGATCGCAGTAAGTGAATACTGTCTCTTCCATAATGCTTCAAGAGCATCATCATCTTCAAGAACTGGCCCTATCTTGTCAAATTCTGACTTGTCATAGTTCCAATATCCATCTTTCTTCACAATCTTCAACTTGAAGTTAGCACCTTGCCAGAAGTCAAAAGGATTGATTGGAGTCTCATCTTCAAACTCTGGTTGCATTGCTTCCATAATCTTATCAAATATTTTTTTACCATACTTAAATAAGAATACTTTGCCTTCATTAGAAGGGTTTGTAGGATCTTTCACGACATAGATGTTGCTGTAGTAAGATAACTTGCGTTTCTGTTTACGCACGACATCTTTGTCAGACTCATTACCACTGTTCCATAACTCACGATTGTAGTCGGAGACAGGATCCTTTTGACCATTTGTGGTTAGACTATTTTCAATATACCAACCACCAGGCCCTTGAAAGGCATGAGTGTACATTTTTGCCCATGGGAACTCTTCGTTCTCAGGTGCAGGGAGGAAACGGATAACTGCATATCCATTACCTGTTTTGTCTAGTTCTGGTTTCCAGAGACGCTCATCGCCACCGCCACCAGATGTGTTCGCTTTTTCAACTTCTTTAACAAGTTTTGCAGTCAATGAACCTAGTGATGACTGCTTCTTTAGGTCTGCGAAAGACATAGTTACCTCGGATTAAATTAGATTTGGCTTGTGTGTACTCTTCTATTATATACTAAAAAGTGCCGATGTCAAATTGCTTTCTCATGAGTTCAATCATTTCACTCATTTGATTAAAGATAATGCTCATATCAACACCTCTCGGTAAACCCATCATTTCTGCGGATTTCATCATTTCTTTTCTCATGGTCTCAGCATCGGGATCATCTGATAAACTCAGACGTGCATACATGACTTTTTGTTTCTCGACAAGTTCAGATAATAAATTGATATGCTCTGTTTTATCAGCAGCACTCATGTAAGGAAAGTTCATTACACTTGAATAAATTTCCTCTTGGAGTTGATGGATATCTGCCATCTCAGCCTTCACGATGTCGGAGTCGAAAAAACTCACTTAGTTGCTACCCCCTTTAGTATTTTTTTATAGCGGAATACATCTATATTTAGGAAGGGAGAATACTTTCTCACTCTTCGACTGACGGTTTTCCATACAGGATCATCCAACTTTTGATCGAAATCTTTCCCATACCCTAGTATTCTATCATAGATTACCATACTTTCAATACTGATATTACCACCTAGAAACTTTTTCAATACAATAGGGTGTCCATTGCTACAATCAAAGACATCATCTACTTTATTATCTGTGAACAGACTTTCAGA